CGGCGGCCCCAGCGGCGGCCCTAGCGGCGATAACTCTCCGCCAGTCCTCGTCCGTCATGCGGTCGAGATGCAGCCAGAATGCCAGAATGATATGGGCTTGATCGCCGAGTATCTTTTCAGGGTTGGTCAGGACAATCGAAGGCGCGCCATCAGCCTTGTCATTGATCGAGCGCAGCAGGATCGCGTGGGCAATGCTGATGTTGAGCAGCTTCGCGGTTTCGCGGTCGGCGTCGTCCTGATCGGTATTGCGGAGCTTGTCTGGTCCCCAGCCAGCGAGCAGGTGAAGCACTTGGCCCTGAGCGCACATGCAGCCGATGTTGGTGGGGTCGGCCTCGTAGGCAGACCAGTCAATCAGGCTGCCCTTGTAAGGCTTGCCCTCTCCGCTGTCCCAGCGTTCGATGATTTCGGCAATGTCGGCCATCGCAGGTTCCTTCGCTCAGTGCGTGGAACCCTTGTCACACATTGTGATTATACGGTCAAGCCTCTATTTTCACAGAATGTGGGCTTGCCTCTTGCGGATTATGGTGGCGACGCCAATGCCCGCGGCCATGAACAGGAACGGCATAACAAGATAGCGATGGCGCTCGGCGAACTCGAACCACACATTGACGGTGGCGAACTGGATTAGGCCTGCCAGCAGCAGTAATTTCAGCTCACGTGGTGCGGATCGAAAACCCCAAGCCGAGGCGAGGACAAGCGCGACCCAGAAGCCCTGTAGCAGCGGCACGAACGACGCCATCGACCGCCCCGGCCAAGGTGCCTGTGCAAACACCGCTGGCACATAGCCCTCAAGCGCAAACGCCCGAACGGCGGACCCGGCGCGATGGATCAGCACGGGCACGGGATTGTCAGCGAACAGCCTTAGCGCCTCGCGCAATGCGGCCTTGGAGCCCTCCAGCTCACCCATCGCCAGAAACGGCTTCATGGGGGCGTAATAGCCGGTCACGCTCACGAGAAGGTTAAAGCCGCTCGAGGTTGTCAGCGGCACGAAGGCGTCGAACAGTATCCAGTTGCGGACCCACCAGGGAAGCATGACGGCAGCTGCCACTAGAGCAGCGTAGCCAAGTCGCCAGTCACGACAGAGTATCAGCGCGGCGATCGGCACGAACGTAACGAAAGCGGGCTGGGTCAGAGCCAGCAGGCCCGCGGAAATGCCGAGCTTCGCGGCCTCGATCGTCCTCCATTGTGCCCGCAAGCGCAGCAATGACAGGGCGATCAAACTGACCAGCAGTATCGCCAGCGTGTCTTTCTGAGGCGTCGCCGTGAAAAGCCAGGCAACCGGCCACAGCAGGTAGAAGCTCGCTGCGATCAGGCCGGCATCCCGATTGCCCAAGCCATCCCCAAGACGAACGAGCGTCCAGGCGATGGCCAGGTCAATCAACGGGTTGAGCAGAGGCCCGAGGGCGGCGAACAGGACCGGGTAAAGTGGTGGATAGACCGCTCGGAATACGCCCCACCCGGAGATGGCAACAAGGCCCTTTCCGGCAAGCAAGTTCGAGGCGATCTGACCGTAGGCCCCTGCGTCGGTGCTGAAGGGGTATGCGACCCCCGCGAGCGCAACCCCGACGATCGCCCGCAACCCAAGGCCGACGAATACGACAGCCCAGAAAAGTCGTTCGCTAATCGTTGGTGCCGGTCCGCAGGATCGTTCGGGCGATATCGGATATCTGTCGCCGTTCTCGGGTCCCGGCGTGCGCCCAGATTTCGATGATGTCGCTGTCAAGTTGGTGCGGATCGTGCTCGAGCAGCAGCCCTGGTGTCGTGTCGAGGGCCGGCGCGAGGCGACGTAGCCATTTGGCAGAAAGTCCGCGCTCTCCCGTTTCAAGGTATTGGATCATGTTGGCGCTGGTGTTGACCGCCTCCGCGAGCTGTTCCTGGGTCATCTGACGGTAGAGCCGCCACGCCCTGAGGAAGTTCGGGCCGCCGTTCTTGTTGTCAGGCTCCATGTCCAGATTATCACAGATTGCTAGGGTGATTTCCCCGCACAGACTGTGAAAATCAGGACTTGCGCCTCCACCCACAATATGTGACAAACAGGGTATGGAAACACCCTCGGCAAAAGCGCTGTGCGAGGCGACCGGCATCAGCCCGTCCTACGCCAGCATGATCTTGAGCGGTGATCGCACCCCACCGCGTTCGCTTGCCATCGCTATTCTGCGGAAAACCCAGTGGCGGCACCCCAGCATTAGCAGCCTCACCGCTGAGCAAGTGGATGTGCTTGAGCAAGTCGATCCCTGGACACCGCCGAAAGAGCGCGCGGCATGACGCGCCCTCTCAGCCGCACCGATCGCTTCGCCGAGCATCTGGCCAACGGGCTCAGTGTTCCGGAAGCAGCCGCGCGCGTCGGCGCCACCTCCGCCTACGGCAACGCGATGCTCCAGCGCATCCGCCGGCGCCTCGGACCGCAGGCGGTCTAAATGACGCCGCGCGCCATTAACTTGGGTGAAACCGAGCCTCATTCTCAAGGTGTTATCGCATGAGCGCGTCCGCAATCACGGACAAGTCGTGCGCCGACATTCAGGCCGCGATGGCGCTGTCCCTGCTCCAGCTCAAGACGGTCCACGGCCTGACCTATGAAAAGATCGGCCGCGTCATCGAGCGCGAGAAGCAATCGGTCCACCAATACATCTGCGACACGACGGATATGCCCGCCGCTTGCTGGATCAAGCTGGTCGCCTGCTGGCCTGAGCTGGCCGACCGGCTGGAGCACAATCTCGACGAGGCCGAGAAGGCGTTTCGCGCCCGCCAGCGCACCCTCAAACTGGAGAGCGTGGCATGAACCTCCTCGCCTTCCTCACCCGCAAGCAGCCGGAAACCCCGGAACAGCGCCTACAGTGCGCGGCAAGCGAGCTTGGGCGGCAGGGTGGCCTCGCGCGCCATGCCCGTGAGCGCGAGCCTATCCGCGCAATGGCCCGCCAGCTTTGCGCCGAGATCGGCAAGCCTGTGCCCGAGGCGCTGCGGTGAGGGTGCTTGTCGCCTGTGAGTTCAGCGGCACGGTTCGGCGGGCGTTCGCGCTGCGCGGCCATGACGCCATGTCATGCGATCTGCTGCCAACTGAGTTGTCGGGCCCGCACTACCAAGGGGATGTCCGCGACATTCTTGGCAAGTGGCAGTTTGACCTGCTCATTGCCCATCCGCCCTGCACCCATCTCGCCGTCAGCGGCGCCAGACACTTCGCAGCCAAGCAGGCAAGCGGCGTTCAGGAAGAGGCGCTTCAATTCGTCCGCGCCCTTCTGAACGCGCCAATCCCGATGATCGCGCTGGAAAACCCTATCAGCATCATCAGCTCGCGCATCCGCAAGCCCGACCAGATCATCCAGCCCTGGCAGTTCGGCCACGGTGAAACCAAGGCAACGTGCTTGTGGCTCAAGAACCTGCCCAAACTGGTGCCGACACACAGCGAAAAGCCAGACCTGTTCGCGGCCGAAGCACCCAAGGAACGTGACCCGCGCGTGTGGCGACTGCCGCCGAGCCCTGACCGCTGGAAAGAGCGCAGCCGCACCTTCACCGGCATTGCCGAGGCCATGGCCAACCAGTGGGGCGCGCTCGACGTGCAGCAGGTGGCAGCATGAAGCCCCCCGCACTCAGCGAAGCCTATCCGGTGGAGCCCATTTGCTTCCGCGTCCCCGGCGTTCCTGTGCCCAAGGGCCGCGCCCGCATCACAACCCGTGGCGGTAAGGTGCGCTCGTTCACCCCGCCCAAAACGGTAGCGTTCGAGGGCCTGGTCGCGCTTGCCGCTAAACAGGCGATGGCCGGCAACGAGCCGCTGAGCGGCCCCGTCAGCCTGTCGCTGTTCGTCGAGCTGCCGATCCCGCAATCGTGGCCGCTCAAGAAGAAGCGGGCGGCGCTGAGCGGCGAGCGCCAGCCGTGCGGCCGTCCCGACCTCGACAATTTCTGCAAGGCGATCGCGGACGGCGGCAACGGCATTCTCTGGAACGATGACGCCCAGATCACCCTGCTGAGTGCCACCAAGCGTTACGCCGAAGTGCCTGGCGTCTGTGTCGAAGTGGAGGCGCTTTAATGGTTCGCCGTAGTAGCAAGCTCGGGCAGTTTGAAGTCACCCGCGACGAGATATTCCGGCTCTGCTCCTATGTCAGCAGCGATGCCAGCGTGGCCGCCTATTTCGGCATCCCCGTCGAACGGGTGACGAAACTGCGCGCGGCAATGCCTAAGCCCGTCGATCGCCGATTCCTGGCGAGCCGTAACGAACCTGAAGCACAATCCAGCGGACAGGGCGAGGCTATCCGCTTTCGCTACAGGGCTGAGGAAGGAAGCACCCAACTTCGGGATGCAATCCAAGCCTTGTTCGCCCGCTGGGAAGCACAGCACGGGTTCAAGCCCGGTGCGGGCGAATTGCTGCTGCCGGCAGGCTGGAACGAACAGCGCAAGGGGCGGGTGGCATGAGAACCAAGCCTATCCCCATCACGCTAGGCGTCCGAGCGACGTTTATTCCGCACAGTGGCAGGGCCAAGCTCCCCGCTGACTGGCACATGATCCGCGCCGAGAAGCCGGATCGGGCACCATGCCCACGCTGCGGGGTGCGCGGGGATGTCGGATGCAAGCACAGCAGGGGTGGGCGGTGAGCAAGCGTAAACCGATCAGCAAGCGCGTCCGTTTTGAGGTGTTCAAGCGGGACAGTTTCACCTGCCAGCATTGCGGTCAGTCCGCGCCGGATGTTGTCCTGCATCTCGATCACATCAACCCTGTGGCGGGTGGCGGCGACAATGACCTGATGAACCTCGTCACCTCCTGCGAGCCTTGCAACGCTGGCAAGGGTGCGCGGGCGCTCGACGACAACAGCGTGATTGCCAGACAAAAAGCACAGCTCGACGAACTGAATGAGCGACGCGAGCAGCTGGAAATGATGCTCCAATGGCGCGAAGCTCTCGCGGACCTTGATGCTGAATACGCCGCTGCGCTTGAGCAACGCTTCTCCGACGAAACAGGGTCAAGTCTTACGGATGTCGGGAAGGCAAAGGTTAGGCAGTGGTTAAAGCGTTACCCGCTGTCCGATCTGTTGAGTGCCCTAGATGACGCCCTAGGCACTTATTTCAAGGGTGGCGATCCGGAGAACGGCGAGCGCAACAATGAGTTGGCCGGCAAGGCTTTCGGGATGGTGCCCCGCATCATCAACGCGAGGAGGCGGAACGCCGACAAGCCGTGGATGAAAGACCTGTTCTACGTCCGCGCGATCGTTCGCAACCGACACTACTGCAACGAGCGCGTCGCCATCGACCTGATTGAGCAGGCTTACCACGCGGGCGCTCACATAGAAGAACTGAAGGATTGGGCGAAACGCTCACGCAGCTGGACCAACTGGCGCGACGAGATGGAAGCCTGGATCGAACATTTGGGGGAGCCAGATGAGCAGGATTAGATCGGTTCACCCAGGTGTGTGGACCGATGAGCGGTTCGTGACGGTCACGCCGATGGCGCGCTTGTTCTTCATGGGCATCTGGAATGAGTGCGACGACTTCGGCTCTTTCGAGTGGTCGCCGCTCAAGCTCAAGATGCGGCTGCTCCCGGCCGACGCTGTGGACGCGGCGGCGCTGCTTGCCGAACTAGAAGATGCCGGGAGCGTCCTGCGCTATGAGGTAGCCGGCAAAGCTTACGGGGCGGTTCGGAACTTCTGCCAGTATCAGCGCCCCAAGAAGCCGAACGCAGTGCATCCTCAGACCGATGAAGTTCGGAACTGGGTGAACACTGAAGCCCGTTCAACACGGGACGGTGGGGAAGAGGTTCCGAACGAGTCCGGAACTGGTGGGGAAAAGTCCCGCCAGATGAAGGAGGAAGGAGGAAGGAAAGAAAGTAAGGGAGAGCATAAATGCTCTCATGGCAACGGCGCTGCCGTTCCCGAGCCTGAACTGACTCCTGAGGATGTAGTCGAAGCCTGGAACGAGATGGCTGCGCGCATTGGCCGCCCCATCATCCGGAAGATGACGGATACCAGGCGGCGGCAACTGAAAGCCCGCATCAAGCAGAACGGCTTGGATGACTTTAAAGCGGCGTTCGACGCAATCGAACGATCCCCATTTCTGAGAGGAGAAACCGGCAACTGGCCCGGTGCCACCTTCGACTTTCTGCTCCAGCCAGGGAGCTTCGTGAAAATGGTGGAGGGCGCATATGACCAATAAGCTGATAGCCGACCGCAAGCGCACTGGCGAACGCTCCCCCAAAGACCCCCACGTCTGCTGCATCTGGGCGAACGAGCGGCTGCATCCCGATCTCGTCGGCAAGGCCGAGTGGGTGGTGAACACCGGCCCCAACCGCGACCAGTTCCCCATCGTCCTTGAGGACATCGCCAGCGGAAGGCGTAGCCGGTGAAGCCCCGCACCGTCGCCATCTGCGGAGCCTTCGCCCGCATATCCGGCATCTGCTTTGGCATTGCCTTCTTCGCTGTCGGCATTGGCGAGGCGATCAACGGTTATCTGTGCTGCCGGTTTTCGGAGGGGAATGACTGATGGCCACCAGGGCAAGGCGCAGCATGAAGCTCAAGGCGGCACGGCGCGATCCAGTGGCGGCCCTGGCGCGCAGCATCGATATGCCCGAAGCACAGATCTCGAAGGGCGGGCTGGTGGCGGTCGATGTGCAGAACCACAGCGACGACGACCAGCGGGCGATGGTGCGCTCGACGCAGACCCAGACGGTTCGCCGGCTGACGAAGCTGGAGAAGCTCTACGCCCGCCAAGTCGTCGATATGCGCGAGCTGAAAGCCTGCGAGTGGTATCGGGGAGCCCATGAAGCCCGCTATGACACGCTCGGCGTCACCGCGCAGTGGGGCAGTGCTGGCGGCGGCGGCACGGGCTTGCGGGATCACCTTCCCAAGACCAAGGAACAGCAGGCCGCGTTTGCCGACTTCGACTTCGCCCGTGCTGGTATTAGCCCGACGATCCGCCCGCTATTTGAGCGCGTGGTGCTGCAAGGCCGACCGCTGGGCAAGCTGCGGTTGACGTTCCGCCTAGCCGTGCGGCAACTGCTGGAGCGCATCGAGGGGAGAGTGCAACTCTAAATAGTGGGAGAGAACAAGTGTCTAACGTTAAGACTCTGGACGACGTGAAGGCTGATATGAGCGACCTATACGAACAAGTTAAGTGCGGCCAGACTGACCTGAAGATGGCAGGGGAGCTTGCAAACATCACCGGAAAATACCTGAAGGCGGTTCAGTTGGAACTGGCGCAGGAAATATTTATGGCGAACAACCCAGATCGTCGGCTGCTGACAGGTTCGGGCGATGTCATACGCTGATCCGCAGAAGGCACGCGAAGCCAAGAAGCGTTACGCCATAGAACACCCTGAACGGATGCGAGAGGCGAGCAGGCGATCTAGAGAGAAACGGAGGGGCTATTGTCTGCTTCCCGGAAAGGCCAGCGACGAAGAAAAACGCGCCCATCGTCGTGTGCAGCAGCGACTGTGGCGGCTTAATAACCCTGAGAAGTGTGCTCAATACAATGAGCGCCACAAGGAGCAACAGCGAACTCGGCGCGCACAATGTCCCGAACAGGTGCGTTCGGTAGAACGCGAATACCGACTCAAGAACCCCGACGTGGTGCGCATCAAGGCAGCAAAATGCCACGTCGCCAGAAGTGTGGGCGTCAGAGCGAGGCAAGTCCCCCGGAATGTGGCAGAGGCTTGGATACTGGTAAACAAGGTGAGAGCTGCGACTAAAGATGCGCGAACCTTGACTTTGGAACGAAAATGTGCCTAGATTCCGACATTGGGTTTTTGCGCCCTCTCCCCACCAGCTTGTCGTCGCGTTGAGTCTCCCCCTCTCGCGCTTCGACCGCCCCGCACCGATCATCCGACGCATCGTAACAGGCACACCGTGCAGCTCGCGGTCGGCATCTGTTCGTGTGCGGGGCAAACATTCGGAGAAGGCCAATGACTATCGCCACCCTGCTGCTGATCATCGCGCTGATCCTGTTCGTCTGTGCCGCGTTCGGCGTCGGCGCCCGCTTCAACCTCACGGCTGCCGGCCTGGCATCGCTGACGCTGTCGCTGCTGATCGCAGGTGGAGCGCTTGCCTAGCTACCGCCCCAAGGTTCCTGATCGTCGCCAGACGGTCACGGACATGGTGCTTCACCAGCAGCGCATCATCGCAGCGCGCCGGTTCATGTTCGAAGCATGGATCAGCGATGTCGTGAACGGACGGGCGAGAATAGGCGATGGCTGATTCAACACCGGCAAAACACCTCGAGCCCTACAAGTGGCAGCCCGGCACATCTCCGAACCCCGCCGGCCGCCCGAAGGGTTCCCGCAACAAGCTCGGCGAAGCATTCCTGCAAGCCCTGCATGAGAGCTTCCTCGAGCAAGGTCCGGCCGCGATCCAGCGGGTCATCGAGGAAAAGCCCGACCAGTATCTGAAGGTGATCGCCAGCGTGGTTCCCAAGGAGTTCACGCTGAACCTGGGGGACGACTACAGCGAGATGTCCGATGACGAGCTTGTCGAGCGAATGCATCGACTCCAGGCGGCGATTGCTCCTTTCCTCGCTGGCGGAACTGGAGACGCTGAAGGCGGCGATGGAACGGAGGCAGGCACGCAACAGCCTGCTCAGCTTCACTAGCTACACGAACGGGCAATATCGCCCTGCGCCTCATCACAAGCTCATCTGTGACCGATTGGAAGCGGTCGAGCGTGGCGAGCTTGACCGCCTGATGATCTTCATGCCGCCGAGGCATGGCAAGTCGGAGCTGGCTTCCAAGCGGTTTCCAGCATGGTGTTTGGGGCGCAAGCCGACGCGGCAGATCATCGCGGCGTCCTACAATTCGGACCTGGCTGACGACTTCGGCCGCCACGTCCGCAACATCATCAACGAGCCGGAGTTCGGCGAGGTTTTCCCCGGCGTCACGCTGGCACCGGACAGCCATGCGGCCAAGCGGATGAATACCAACCATGGCGGCTCTTATGTCGCGGCGGGTGTTGGCACGGCGGTGACGGGCCGGGGCGCCGACATTGCGCTGATCGATGACCCGTTCAAGGACCGCGAGGAAGCGGACAGCGAACGGCGGCGTGAACTGGTTTGGGACTGGTATCGCTCGACGTTCTACACTCGCCTGATGCCTGGCGCGGCCATAGTGGCGATACAAACTCGCTGGCACGAAGACGACCTTGCCGGGCGCTTGCTCGATCAGCAGGGACGGGTTGAAGACGGCGGCGAATGGACTGTCCTCGAAATGCCGGCGATCAACGCTGCCGGGGAAGCCTTGTGGTCTGAATGGTATGACCTCGAGGCGCTGGAGCGGATCAAGGCGAGCATCGGGCAGCGGGAATGGTCGGCGCTCTACCAGCAGCAGCCGCAGCCCGACGAAGGCACGTTCTTTCAGCGCGACTGGTTCAAGTTCTGGCACGAGCTGCCGCGGCTGAGGATTTACGGGACAAGCGACTACGCGGTCACCGATGGCGGCGGCGACTGGACGGTTCACCGGGTCTGGGGCGTCGACGCTGCCGAGAATATCTATCGGATTGCGGGCTGGCGGGGTCAGACGCCGGCCGATCAGTGGATCGACGCCAAGCTCGACCTCATTGAAAAGCACAAGCCTCATGCGTGGTTCGGCGAGGCGGGGGTTATTCAAAAGGCGGTCGAGCCGATGCTGATGAAGCGGATGCGCGAGCGCAAGGTGCGCTGCCGGATGGAATGGGTGCCGTCGATCCATGACAAGGCGACGCGGGCGCGGGGCTTTCAGGCGCGAGCATCGATGGGCAGCGTGTTCTTCGAGCCGAGCGCGGACTTGAGCGAGTTCCTGGTGTTCCCGGCCGGCAAGCACGACGACGAGGTGGACGCGGCGAGCCTGATGGGGCGGGTGCTGGACCAGGTTCACCCCGCGATCGTGGCGGCTTCGGATCAGGCGAAGCCACGCGATATGTGGGCAACGCCGGATCGAGAAGTCGCGGATTGGAGGGCAGCATGACATCAGCCTACCGCCGCGACCACATCACGGACCCTGCCAATGACGAGTTCGAGCGGCTGACTTCGGCGGCCCGGCTGGACATCGTGGCGGCGATTACGGCGTTCAACTCGCTTTATCCCACGCCGTCGCCTTCCTCTGGCGAACGCAGGGCGCTGGAGCGGGCGTTTGCGCGGTTCCTGATCGACAGCGGCAAGGCTTCGGCCTCGGGAGTGCTGACCTGATGGCAACCGCGCCCGAGACAGTCATGGAAGCGCCGGCCGTCACCTTCGACCTGGCGCAGCTCAAGAAGCTGTATCAGGAAGCCCGCGACAATACCGACGGGGCGCGGCGCGAAGCCGAGCTGGCGCAGGACTATTACGATAACAAGCAGTGGTCGTCGGCCGCGATCAAGGCGCTTCGCAAGCGCAAGCAGCCGGAAATCTGGGTCAACCGCATCGCCCCGGCGGTGAACGGCATTCTCGGCGTGATCGAGCAGGGGCAGGCCGACCCCCGCGCCTTCCCGCGCAATGCCGAGGACCAGGATGCGAGCGAGGTTGCCACGGATGCGCTGCGCTATGCGGCCGACAACGCCCGCTGGCCGCGCACCAAGCTCCAGGCGGCAAGAACCTATCTGGTCGGCGGCATCGGCGCTGTCATCGTCGAGGTTGATGATGAGGGCGATCCCTGGCCGAGGGTCATTCGCCAGGGCGAGTTCCTGTATGATCCGCACAGCCGCGACCATGACTTCGAGGATGCCCGGTTCATGGGGGTTGCGAAGTGGATGTATGTCGACGCGGTGAAGGCGCTCTATCCCGACGCGGATATTGATGCCGATGCGATTGCCCCGCAGTCGGTTAGCTTCGACGACGAGGACAAGCCGCAAACGGGCTGGACCGATCCGAAGCGCAACCGCGTGCTGGTGGTCGAGCTCTACATCGACAAGGGCGGCTGGAAGCGGGTTGTGTTCTACGGCGGCGGGGTGCTGAGCGCGGAAGCCAGCCCCTACGTTGACGAGAAGGGCCGCCCGACCAATCCGATCGTCGCGCAGTCGTGCTTCGTCGACCGCGACAATGGGCGATATGGCATCGTCAAGGCGATGGTGCCGATCCAGGACGAGATCAACATGAGCCGCAGCAAGATGCTGCATATGCTCAACTCGCGCCGGGTTCGGATTACCGAGTTGAACGGGCCGGACGTGGATGCGAACACGATCCGCGAGGAAGCGGCCCGCCCTGATGGGATTATCCCGTTCGGAGTTCAGCCCGCCGACAATGGCGATCTTGCCGTCGGGCAGGTCCAGCGAATGCAGGAGGCCAAGGCCGAGCTTGAGCGCATGGGGCCGAACCCGGCGGTGCTTGGGCGGGATGGCGCCAGCGCCTCGGGCCGCTCGCATCTGGTGCGGCAGCAGGCGGGATTGACCGAGCTGACCCCGGCGCTGGGCGGGCTCGAGGACATGGAGCTGCGCGTGTTCCGCCAGATGTGGATGCGGATCAAGCAGTTCAAAACCGAGCCGTGGTGGATTCGCGTCACGGATGATGTCGGCGCGGCCAAGTTTATGATGCTCAACGAGCCGGTGGTCGAGGAAGTCCCGGCGATCGTGCCCGGTCCTGACGGGCAGCCGACGGTCGGCACTCAGCAGGTGGTGGTCGAGGTCAAGAACCGCCCCGCCGAGATGGACATGGACATCATCATCGACGCCATGCCCGATACGGCGAATATCCAGGCCGAGCAGTTCGCCGAGCTGGTGAAGCTGGCTGGCATCTACGGACCGCAGGAAGTTCCTTTCGACGACTTGCTTGAGGCGTCCAACCTGCCGAAGAAGCGCGAGCTGATGGAGAAGCGGCAGGCGCGGCAGCAGGAGATGCAGCAGGCACAGCCGCCCGTTGATCCACGGGTTGAGGCCGATGTCGCGGTCAAGCAGTCGCAGGCTGCGGTGAATGCCGCGAAGGCCGATGGCATGGCGCTCCGCAACCAGATGGACGCGATCGGCGCGGCGCAGATCGTCAATGCCGACCCTGCGATAGATAACAACGTGATTGCCAACGCGGGCTGACCGCGAAGGCCAATAGGGGCCGCCTCCCTCAAAGGGCGCATCGTCATCTGTTGGACGCAAGCAACGGACCTGGCCGCCGAGGGACGGGCGCATCGTGGACGCCGCGACGAGACAGCGCGCGATAGGGAAACATCATGGAAGACGACGAGGACTTTCTGGCGGCCGTCGAGGCCGACAATGCGAGCAATGCCGAGGACGCAAAGACGCTAAAGGTCGAAGCGGACAAGGTTGAAGTCGTTGAGCAGGCGCCGGCGGAAACGCCCCAGCCTGAGCAGCCCGGGGGCGAACCAGCAACGGAAGCGCCCAAGGACGAACTTTTGCTCGACACGCCTGTGGAAGCGCCCAAGCAGCCGGAGCCGGGTTTTGTCCCGATCGCCGCGATGCTTGATGCGCGCGACCGCGCCAAGGCGGCTGAGGAACGGCTGCGCCAGCTCGAGGAGCAGGCACGGCAAGCCCAGCAGCAAGTCCCGATGCCCGATCCGTATGAAGACCCGGAAGGGTTTGCGGCAGCGCAACAGGCGCAAGTCGGGCAGGCGCTCTACCAGACCAACCTTCGTTGGTCGGAGCGCATTGCCTCTATCCAGCACGGCGCGGATACCGTCGCAAAGGCCAAGGAATGGGGTTTCGCCAAGTGCGATTCCGACCCCTATTTCAACGCCCGCGTCGCCGCGTCTGATGATCCCATTGGCTTCGTGGTCGAGCAGTGGAAGCGCGAGGAACTGGTTTCGCAGGTTCAGCCTGACGAGTTCGAGCAGTTCCGCGCGTGGAAGGCCGCCCAAGCCCAGCTCCAGACGCAACCGCCCGCGCAAGCGGGACAACCCAACACGGCCTCCAAGATACCGCCTCGCAGCCTGGCATCGGCACCATCGGCAGGAAGCATCCTGATCGAGCCGGAGCCGAGCGACGAGGACATATTCAAGGAGGTCATCGGTAAAAGGTAAAATCCGATGGCAGAGACTGTCCTGAACAGCGGCCTGACTATCAGCCGCTGGCGGAGGAACTACTTCCGCGAATACACCCGCGCGTCGCGCTTCGCGCCCTACATGGGCCGGGGTAACGACAACATCATCGTCACCATGTATGAGCTCCAGACTGAGGCGGGCAAGACGATCATCGTCCCGTTCGTCGGCCGTCTGACCGGCTCTGGCGTGTCTGGCTCCCAGGTTCTGGAGGGCAACGAGGAAGACCTTGGCAGCGGCTCGATGCCGGTTGCCGTCGACTTCCGCCGTAATGCGGTGATCGTTCCCAAGTCGGAGCAGTTCAAGACCGACATCGACCTGCTCGATGCCGCCCGGCCCGCGCTGCGGGACTGGGAATCCGAGCTGCTGCGTGCCGACATCCTGCGCGAGTTCGGGGCTATTGCCCTGACGGACGCAGCGGCGACGACCGTTCCGTATGCCTCGGCGACGGCGGCACAGCGCAACGAGTTCCTGACCCGCAACACGGATCGCATCCTGTTCGGACGGGACCGTTCCAACACGGTGGCGGGCAACTTCGCCGCGTCGCTGGCGAACGTCGACAACACGGACGACCGCGCGAACTATGCGCTTGTCACCAAGCTGAAGCGGATTGCGAAGGCGGCCAAGATCACGCCGTATCAGTCCGACCAGGCGGCCGGGCAGGAGTGGTTCGTGCTGTTCGTCGGCTCGCGGGCGTTCCGCGATCTGGAGAACGATCCGACCATCGTTCAGATTGACCGCGACGCGCGTGTTCGTGGCACTGAGAACAACCCGCTGTTCCAGGGCGGCGACCTTCTGGTGCGCGGCGTCATCATCCGTGAGGAGCCGGAGATCGGCGTCCTGGCGGGCGTCGGCAATGCCGGTGCGGATGTGGAGCCGATGTATCTGGCGGGTGCGGGCGCGGTTGCGATCGCATGGGGCCAGATGCCGCAGACGAAGACGCGGCTTGCCGATTACGACTTCCGCAAGGGCGTCGGCATCGAGGAGCTGCTGGGCGTCAAGAAAATCCACCAGAACGGCGTTCAGCGCAGCCTGGTGTCGGCCTTCGTCGCTGCTCCGCAGGACGCCTAACCCCCTGATCTGAAAGGAAACTGACATGCCTACTTTTCGCAGCCGGCAGGTCACGGAGCGGATGCCGATCCATAGCCATGGTGACGCATCCTCGATCAAGGCGGCGCATTTCCAGATTGAACTGGGTGCGACCGCTGCGGCCGACGTGATCGAGCTGGGGTATCTCCCCGACTACGCCGTCCCGGTCGATGTCACGGTGCACCACACCGCTGGCATCACCGGCCTTAGCGTTGGCACTGCGGCGGCTCCGGCTGGCCTCATGGCCAACGCTGCCGTGACGGCCAACGTGCCGCTTCGCACGGCCAGCGGCCCGCAGTTGTTCCGCAACACCGGGCTCGGCAAGCGCCTTGTCACGGCGACGGTCGGCACGGGTGGCGGTTCTGCCGGAACGCTCAACGTCATGGTCGAATATCTCGTTGAGGACCAAGGCGTCGGCTATCCGTTCACCGCAGCCGCATAAGGAGGGCTGAGCATGAAAGCCAAGTATATCGGCGATCCCAACCTCCCCGAAAAGGAGCGGGACATTCCCGACGAGCAGGAAGCGTTCGGCATCACCTTCGAGAAAGGCAAGTTTGCCGACATCGAAGACCCGGCCGTGTTCCGCACTCTGGAGGGCAACCCCTACTTTGAGACCCAGGGCAAGGCCCCGGAGGAGAAGTAACGACAAGGGCCGGGGCTTAACCGCCTCGGCCCTTCTCGTTCGTATGGAGGGGACTGCTGATGCCCGACAGTTTCATCCACGCGGACGTCGGCCCGGACGGGCATCGCCAGCGGCTGGACTCCGACGAAGTGACGGTCGGTCCCATCAAGGTCCAGCGCCAGCGGGTTATCGCCACCAACCTTGACCGCCTGGCAACGGGGGTCAACCCGGACGGCAGCGACTTTTCGCTCCAGACGCACGGCGCTGAGGAGCGCGCAGTCCAGCGCCAGCGGTCGTTCGCAACCAGCACTGGACGGCTGACGCTTACGGTAGCGGGCAACATCCGCGCCCTGTTTCGGAACCCCGCAGGTTCGGACCGAACCGCTTATCTGGCGCACATCGCCAGCTTTTCGTCGGCGACCGGCTTTGCCACGTTCCTGCTCAATCCGACCACTGGTCTGCCCTCGGCGGTTCGTCCCCGGCTCAACTCGGTGGTCAACTCCACGAACACGTCAGCGATCGAGTTCTTTTCCGACACCAGCGCCACAACGCCTCTGAGCGGCGGCACCGATACCGGGCTGGTGTTCGGCTTGCCGCCCAATGCGCGGACCAAGCTCGACTTTCCGCCGCTGGTGTTTCCGCCCGGATTTGCGCTCGGCATCAACGTCCCGTTTGCGGGTGCGGCCGATGCCACCATGTCGTTCTACTGGTGGGAGGTCTAGGCATGGATGTTCCCGCTAATCCGACTGCGGAACAGTTGCGGCAGATGGCCGACCAGGCGGATGCCAATGCCTTCGCAGCACTGCGATCGGCTGAGGCCGGGCCGACTTGGCTGGAGGCGACGCACTACTGGCTGAGCGTGGCTGACGCACTGCGCTCTCGCGCCGCCCAGATCAACTGAACCGCGGAGTTTCCCGATGCCGACTTGCCGCGACATCATCACCCGCGCGCTTCGCAAGGCTCGCGTCTATGCGGCGGGAGAGGAACCATCCGCCGAGGACATGGCTGATGGGCTCGACGAGTTGCAGAACCTCTATGAGCAATGGGGTTCGGGCGGGATGTTTGGTCGTCTGTCGGACGTTCACACGAACGCCGACTATGAGGCATCGCCCGGCGAGCGAGTTGTGTTGACCGAGGACGCGACAGTCACGATCCCCGAAACCATTTATGACGACGGCTCGGATTATCCGCCCTATGACCTGTCGTTCATTGAGGTCATCGCGCCGGACAGCGTAACCCGTTACCTCTATTCGGGCGGCCGCTGGGTTGAGATCGGCGCGCTCGGACTGGATGACGAGGCGCCCCTTGCCAACCGAGGCCGGGGTGGCCTCGCGGCGTGCCTGGCGCTGGCCTATGCCGAGGAGTTCGGAGCCGAGGTCGGGCCGGGCGTTGCGCGCCAGGCGGCGGCATTCAAGACGGCCCTGTCGCTCAAGATGGGGTCGGATGCGGCCCGCACGGCGCCGGATTATTTCTGACGGTCACAGGGGCGTGTAGGAGTATCCATTGCGGCCTCTAGCGACCATTTAAGCTTGGTTAGCCGTTGGCGAACATTTCTTGGCTCTTTCCCAAACCTCTCACACAGTTCTGCGATTGAACCCGTCACGCCTCTGTAGGTCCACTGTTTAATTCTACGCTGGTTCCGCGCTTGTTGCTTAGCGTCGGCCCAGATGCAGTTCTGCGGGCTGTATTCCTTGTCGTTATCCAGACGTTCTATGGAGTGCCCGGCGGGGCGGTTGCCCATGTCGGCAAGAAACCTTCTGAATCCACCGTCGCCCGTCCAGCGAGCACAAACAGTGATCCCTCGCCCGCCGTATCTTGGGTAGTCTCGGCGGCGCTTGTCGCCGCAGCGGCGGTGCATGGATGCCCAGATGAAATATTCCGGGTGATCAATGTCTCGATCGGCCTTGCGATAGCGCGTTTCTGCAAATCGGCACCCGCAACTGATCGTTCTACCGTGAACAAGGTCCGGTGGTCGCACCAGCTTCTCATTGCCGCAATCGCACCGGCAGCGCACCGCCCGTCCGACCTTCTCGGGCAGCACAGTTAGATACCTGTATCGGGACTTTAGCGGGAGGGCTTTGGCCATGTTTTACCATAGCCCAGCAGGTCACTAAATGCCAGCAATTCTGTATGGCAAAGGTGCGTATCGGCGCGCCAACGGCAACCTCCCTGAGTTTGTATTAATTAATATGTTTCTCGAGGCCACGCCGTCTGCCGAGGCTGGCGTTGTGCTGCTGTCCCGCAGCGGACTGGAAAGCCATCGCACCGTCGGCAGCGGGCCGATCCGGGGGCTGTTCACGCAGGAAGGCACGTTCGGCGGGGATGTTTTCACCGTGTCGGGAAGCGGCCTGTATCGCGGCGTGACGCAAATCGGCACCATCGCGGGAACGGGAGCGGTTTCGTTCGCGGCGTCGGAAACCGAGCTGCTGGTAACGGCCGGAACGACGCTTTATTCCTACAACGGCACGGACACGGTTGCAGTCGCCTTGCCAGACAACTTCCATGCGCGGGCGGTGGCGTATCTTTCCGGGCATTTCATCGCCGCGCGCAGCGGCACGCATCAATTCTACTGGAGCGCGCCGATGGACGGGCGTTCCTGGGATGCGCTGGACTTCGCCTCGGCGGAAAGCGAGCCGGATCATCTGCTCGATGTCCAGGTCATGCGCGGCAACCTGTACCTGATGGGGCAATCATCCATCGAGCCGTGGTACTACACTGGCGCGCTCGACCTGCCCTTTTCGCTGATCCAGCAACGGCTTTTGCCACAGGGCGTGATTGCCACCGGCTGCGCGGTCGAGCTCGACAACACGCTGATGTGGGTCGGCTCGGACGGGTTGGTCTATCGCATGGCCGATGTCGGCGAGCGGATCAGCGACCACGGCATTGAGGAACGGGTCGAAAAGTCGGCCAGCGTGTCGGCGTTCGGTTTCGTCCATGAAGGCCACAGCTTCTATTGCCTGAGACTGTCGCAGGGCACGTGGGCCTATGACGCGGCAACGGGGCAATGGAGCGAATGGCGCACCTACGGCCGGGGCAATTTCGCGGGCCGGAGCGCGACGGTCCAGGGGCAACGGGTGCTTTTGGGCGACGACGCGAGCGGCACCATCTGGACGTTCGGCAACGGCTTTTCCGATGGCGGGGCGGAGCTGGTGCGCGAGTTCACCGCGGCCTTTCCGCTGAACGGCGGCACGGCAACGGTCGACAGCGTGACGGTAGACGCCAACGCGGGTCGAACCGAGCATCTTGAGGGGCTTGGCGTCGAACCCAAGCTGGAGATGGCGGTGTCGCGGGATGCCGGGGCGACCTGGGGCGCATGGCGATCGGCAAGGCTGGGTGCCCAAGGGGAATATAGGACGCGGACGCGCTGGAACCGGGTGGGGATGTTCGACGCGCCCGGCGCGATGTTTCGGTTCCGCGCCAGCGATCCGGTGCCGCTGAGGGTTTCCAACGTGCTAGTGAACGAAGCGGGGGGAGGCCGTAGCCGTGCTTAAGCTGCCGCGGCTTCCGGCGGGACAGGGAATTGTCGATCGGCAGACGGGCCTCCCGACGCTGGCGTTCACGGTCTATTGGCAGCAGGTTCTGGAGGCACTGGAGGCTCAAGAAGCCACGCAGGACCAGCTCATTGCGGATCTGGCGGCAGCGGTGCTGAACATTCAGGCGGCGATGGCAGCGGCGCAAGCAGCACAGACCGACGCCACCAACGCAGCAAGGGAAACCGCGCGGCTCAACAGCTATCCGAACCCTGGCAACGTGCTGACAGCCACAGATGCCGGAACCGATGCAACGATCACGATTGCCAGCCATAAGCGGGTCTATCCGGTGCAAGGTTCGGTAAGCATTCCCAGTGTCACCGTGGCAGCCGGCACCATCACCGGACTGGCGTATTCGACGCGCTACTTTGTGTTCTATGATGACCTTTCGCTGGCGAATACCACGCCGACGTTCCAGGCCACCACCAACTCGGCAACAGCGCAGGTCGGCGCGGCGGCAGGGCGTCACTTTGTCGGCTATGTCACTACGCCTGTAGCGGGCGGGAGCGGCACAGGCGGCACAGGCGGCGCACCTCCGGGTGGCGGCGGCGGCGGCACTGGTGGCAGCGTCGAGCCGTGATCCGTTACGCTACGCTTGAGGATGTCGAGCGCATCAACGCCTGGGTGAAACGAGACAGCGGGCAAGAAGTCGATTTCAGCGAGTTCCTTGCCAACGGAATGAATGTCTGCCTGCTCGAAGGCGAAGGCGGGGCCTTGTTCGCATGGCGCGGGCCGGGGATCTACGAGGCGCACGCCTTTTTCGCGCAGCGCGGGCGCGCCGTGCTGGACCTGTCGCACCGGATGCTTGCCGAGATGCGCCAGCGGGGCGCGCGGCTGTTCTGGTCGGCGGTCCCGGTCGAGAACCGCAAGGCCGTTCTTTATTGCCGCCTGCTTGGGTGGAAGTCGCACGGGGTCGAGAACCTGCCCAACGGGCGCTGCGAAATCTTTGTCGGAGAATGATATGCCTCCTCTAGCCGTCGCCGCTGCTTCCGCCGCCGCAACCATTGGAGGCGCGTATCTCAGCGGTAGGGCGCAAAAGAAAGCCGCGAGCAAGTCGGCGGGCGTGGCGCGCGATACGGCCGCCCAGAACAACGCGCTTCAAGAGCGGATTTACGGGCAGAACCGGGACATTCTGAACCCCTATGTCCAGCGCGGCAACGAGGCGGGAAGCGCGATCAACGCCTTGCTCGGCATCTCCGGCACGGGGCAGGCTCCCGCAGCTCCGATCACGCAGGGCAGCGGCTGGGGCGGCGCGATGACGGCGATCGACCAACCTCCGCCTGCCGACTATCCCGGCTTCCCCTATGCCGCGCACATGAGCCTTGCCGGGGAACGCGACGCGGGCGGGCTCGACATGGGACAGATGCCCATGCAGCGGCCTGCAATGGCGATGTCCTCGCCCACCATGCAGGGCGACGCAACCGTCCAGGGGGCGAGGGTCGCGCCCGTCACCGATCCGAACGCGGCATACCAGAATGCCTTTCAGAACTACCTCAACTCGACGGGCTACCAGTTCCAGGTCGACCAGGGGAACCGCGCGATCACCCAGAACCGGGCGGCGGCGGGAGCGCTCAACAGCGGCGCGACCCTGAAGGCGCTCCAGACCTACGGGCAGAACACCGCGACCGGCTTTTTCAAGGACTATCTCGGGCTACTGGCGGGGCAGCAGGACACCGGCTTCCGGGGCGCGGCTGCGGTCGCAGGCGTCGGCACGGGCTATGCCGACCGGACGAGCACGAACAACAACAATGCGGCAAATGCCCAGATGGGGGCGTATCAGCAGCGTGCCGACGCCAACGCAGGCATTTACGGCTCCATAGCGGGCGGGATCAGCGGCGTCGCCAATGCGCTCGGCTCGAGCTACGGCAGCAGGGCACCGGCACAGCAACAGCCGATCATCACCAATCTGCCGAGCCAGCTTCCGCAGAACTGGCTACGCCGATGAGCGCCGTAACCCGCATCGCCGCGCTCGAGGCCAAGCGCAAGGCGCGCGGCGGCAAGCCGGGCATGGTCGCCAATGTCGAAGCGATCGAGCGCGAGATGGCGCGGCTGGAGCCCTACACCGGCACCTACCGCGACAAGGCAACGCATCGCTTTGTCAGCCCGGCCTTCGCGCTGGACAATCCCGACACGACTGAGAGGGTAAGATGAGCGGCTTGGGCGGGTATTGGCAGGCATTCAACGCCGCGAAGGGCAGCATCGACGACGTGTTCGCCGCGCGCAAGCGGAATGCGCTAGAGCAGGCCATGCGCGGCTATGCGATGAACCCCGACGATCCGGGGGCTGTGAACGCGCTGGCGCAGGCCGACCCGGCAATGGCGATCCAGGTTCGCCAGCAGCAGGCAACGGCACAACAGGCCCAGCAGCGCGCACAGCAGGAAAAGCAGCAGCGCGACACGGCGGTTATCGCCGCCCTGGCGCGGGATGCCAAAGACCCGGAGAGCTTCGACGCGGCGGTGGACCAAGTCATTGCCATGGGTTATCCCGACGCGGCTCAGTTCAGGGGGCAGTTCAGCCCGGCGCTTCGCAGCGCCTTGATGGCAGCGGGCGGGATCAAGGAGGATACGCCGGAGCCGACGACATTCCAGCGTGACGCGATGGCGGCGGGCATCCAGCCGGGAACGCCCGAGTTCGCCGCCGCCTTCAAGTCGCGGCAGCTCCGCTACGTTACCGACGTAAACGGCAACATCCGGGTTGTCGATCCGACAGCCTTTATCGGCGATGGCGGCCCTCAAGTGGCCAACCCCGCGCCCGGGAAAGGCACTGGGCCGCCGCCCGTTCTTACCGACGACGACTGGGGAGACGAAGGAGGTCCGACGCCGCGCGCGTCGGGCGGCTTTCTCTAGCTCGCAAATCATGCCTGCGCTGATCCAGCAAGAGAGTGGTGGGCGGCCGGGCATTCTCGGGCCGCAGACGAAATACGGTCAGCCGGTCGGACTGACGCAGATGCTTCCTGAGACTGCCCGACAGATGGCGTCAAAGCTCGGCTGGCCATGGCGTCCCGACCTGATGCGCGGCACCTCGCAGGAAGCAGCACAATATCAGCGGGCGCTCGGGGAAGCCTATTTACGCGAGGGATTGAGGGCGACCGGCAACCTCCGCGATGGCCTCCGCTACTACCACGGCGGTCCCAACCGGCGGCTATGGGGTCCGAAAACCGGCGCCTACGCCGATTCAATCATTCGCCGCCTTGGAGTGCGCTAATGGCCGATATTCCTGAAGGCACTGTTCGCCAGCATCCCAACGGCGGAACCTATATCCGCCAGGGAGGCGTCTGGGTGCTTCAGGCGTCCATGCCCAGTTCTCCATCTCCCGCCGAGGGCAGCAGGGGTGTTCTGGGAACGATCGCCAGCCCGCCCAAGATCGAAAAGCCGGAGGTGCGGCAGGTTGGCAACCAGCTCGGAGTCATAGGGCCGGGGGGCACGTTCACGCCAACCTACACGGCACCTGAAAAGCCGGAGAAGCCGAACGATGCGTGGAGCGACGTTGACAAGGCGTTCGCGAAGGACTTCGTCGATTGGCGCGCTACAGGCGGTTATGCAGACGTTCGCAAGCAGCTCCAGCAGCTCAGAGCATCAAGGCGCGCTCTGCAATCCGGCAAGAACCTTACTGGCCCGGTCGTTGGCCGAGTCCCTGACGCTATCAGCGCCTTTGTTAATCCAGAGGCTGTTTCGACGAGGGAGTCAGTCGAGGAAGTCGTTCAGCGGGCGTTGCGGCTAATTCTAGGCGCGCAGTTCACTGAAAAGGAAGGCGAGCGACTAATCGCCCGAGCCTACAATCCAGCGCTGGACGAGAAGGAGAACGCCAAGCGTGTCGGCCGGTTGATAAATCAACTTGACACGATGGCGCGAGCCAAGGAAGCGGCTACCGAGTATTTCGAGAAGAACGGAACCCTTCAGGGATATCAGGGACCATCGTTTAACGTCTCAGACGTTGACCTTGGCGACGGCGCCCAAGATGATCCCGACGAAGCCCCCAAGGATGATGTGCGCGGCGAGCTGGAAACCCGCATCAAGCGCGGTGACGATCCCGCTGCGACGATTAGCTGGCTCATCTCTATCGGCCGCCCGCCATCTGAGGACGAAGCGCGGCGCATCATCGCCAATGCTGGCAATCGCAATCCGGAGGTGCGCCCCCCTGCCGACGCTGGCTTGCTCGGCGAGTTCGGCAGGTCAGTGGCAAATATCGGCGCTGGTGCCGTTGAGGGGCTGGCCATGCTGCCTGATATGGCGGCGAACACCGTTGGCGACATTCTGGCCATCCCGGCTGAGGCTGCCGGCCTCACGAACGTCGCGCGCGGCTTGCGCGATCCGATTACGGTGGGTGGGCTGGTGCGTAGCATCGTGCCGGAGCCCACGGATGCGCTCGGCAAGGTCAACCGCTTCGGCGCTCAGATGATGGGCGGAATTGCAGGCTTTCCGCAGCGGGCAGCGCAAGCGGTAACAAACCGCCTTGTGGGGGCTGTTCCGGAGGCCCCCAAGGCATTCAACGCACTTCGTGGCCCCGATGTAGCTGCTGCGGCCCAAAGGCAAGGCGTAAGCCTGCTTCCCGCCGACGTGGGGGGAGATGCCGTCAAGTCGTTCACCAGCGCGGCCGCGCAAGCGCCAATGTCGCGTGGATCAATCGTGGCGACTTCCCGCAGAGCGGCCGATCAGATGCAGAGTGCTGCCCAGAGGGCGGGTACCCAGGCGGGCCGCGTTTTGCCGGAGGACGAGGCCGGCGAAGCGGTGCGCCGGGGCGGCAACGAGTTCATTCGGCGCACTCGCGAACGGGCCTCGCGCTTCTATGATCGCGCGCACGAGCTCGCCGATGGCATCAAGATTATGCCGACCAAGGCGATCCAGGCGATCGACGATCACATCGCCCGGATAACGCAGGCCGGCGAAATGTCTGATGACATCGTAGGCGAACTAGAGAAGGTGAAGCGCTCGCTTGGCCAAGAGGGTGGGATCACCGCTGTCGGCTTGCGCGAGGCCCGTTCGCTGCTCGGCCCAATGGCCCGTAGCGACAAGCTGCGTGGCACGGATGCCGGGCGCATCTTCGGCGAGGTGCTGGACGCGGCCTCGGACGATATGGGGACGACCTTGGCGGCTCAGGGCAAACCGGAAGCCGCCCGCCTCTTCTCCCGCGCAGATCGGCTGTGGAAGGAGCGCATCGCCGAAATCGACCAGGTGCTTGAGCCCGTCATCGGCAAGGGTAAAAGCGGCGAGGACATCGTGGCGGCGGTGGAGGGCATGGCAAAAGGCACCCGGGGCGGCGTCGTGCGGCTCCAGCGTATGCTTGCCACCCTTCCGCCGGATGAAAAGGGAGACGTGGCGGCAACGATAATTGATCGCATGGGTCGCGCGAAAGCCAGCGCCCAGGACGAAGCCGGCAGCGTGTTTTCGCCCGAGACCTTCCTGACGAACTGGAACCGGATGTCTGGCAAGGGCAAGGCGGCTCTGTTCGGTTCAGGCGAAGTGCGCCGCAATCTGGACGATATCGCCAAGCTCGCCGCCGCTCGCCGAGATACGGCTGCGCTTGGATCGAAGTCGAACACGCCGGTCGGTTTGGGAGCCAATCTCGGCGTGTGGGCTGTGGGCTCGTATGCCCATCCGGTCCTCGGGATCATGGCAGCCACCGCGCAATACGGCGGCGGCAAGCTGCTGGCATCAAAGACCTTCACCAAGTGGCTGGCGCGGACCCCTCGGAACGATCGGGCGCTCAAGCCCCATATCGCACGGCTTTCCACGATCGCCCAGAGCAATCCAGCGATTGCGGACGACGTGCTGGGGCTTCAGCGGCGGTTGGCGGAAAGTCTAGGGCAGCCAGGGCGGCTGGCCGCCGAAGATGATGTATCCGAGGTTCGGCCATAGCCACCAAAGCAGGACAAGGCACAGCCAAAACCGCTTCTGGCGTAGCGTCGTCATCATCGGGGCGGCTTCCTTAGAAGCTCAAGAATGTCGGCAAGGCGCGTTGCAACAACGCTGAAGCCGAGGATCAGGATCGCGGCAAGGGCGGCAAACTGGAAGTCGCTCACCCGCCAATTCTACCACCCCATCGCCATCACACCAAGGGCCTCCTTCGCGGGGCCCTTTTCCATGGAGCGCCCGCATGGCAGCAGCCCCTTTTTCCTTGCCTTTCTCGGTGGCGTTCAAAGCGAACGGGACGCCAGCAGCCGGGGCGAGGCTGCATTTTTACCAGTCGGGCACGCTCACGCCTGTGGATGTCTTCACAACCGCCGCGATGGATGTTGCTCATCCCAACCCTGTCACTGCCAACGGAGCGGGTCAATTCCCGCCGATCTACGTCGACAGCGCGCGTTCCTACCGGGTCATTGTCAGGGACGTTCTGGGCGGGGCGCTTGAGGATATCGACCCGCTGCCCACCAGCCCGGCCGAGGGACTGGCGACGGGCCTGCTCAAGTTCGCGGCCGGGAACGGCACGGCCAACGACGCCGCGGCAGTCCAGGCGGCGTTCAGCGCCCACCGTAGCCTGTTCGCGCCGATTGGAACCTACAAGCTCGACGCGGACGTAACCGCGCCCGGCAACCTGTCATGGCGCAAGCACCCCGACGCGAGCTTTACGGGAACGGGCAAAATCCTCACGCCCGAACTGCCGGGCGTCAATCATACCGCCGACATCGGCAAAATCCAGCTTGTCGAGGCGGCGGGAACGGCGGCGGCCCCGATCACGCATCACCAGCCTGTCGCGCTATTTTCCAAGCATATCAACTTCGCCGACGACGCAACCGGCAAGCAGCCCGCTGCGGTCGTCATGCAGGCGTATAAGTGGAACGCCGGGGCTGACGCGCATATCCAGGCTTTGTTCGTTGAGGCAATCGACAAGAGTGGCGGGGCCACGGCTTTTGTCGAGGGCTTGAGGGCGCATGGCGTCGCCCATCAGGGCGCAAGCGCCTATGGCGTCCTTGGCTATGCCGAGATCAGCGGCAGCGGCAAACACGCCATTGCAATCGAAGCTGAGACGCGGCGCTATGATGGCGTCGATAACCCAAACCCGAACCAATACGACGGGGCTGTCCACCAACTCGACGTTGCGTTCCTCGCCACCTTCCGCGGCGGCAAGAAGGCGATGGCCGGGTTCATGTTCAACCCGCACAGCGAGAGCCAGGCGCATTGCGGCTTCCTCGTGGGCAACAGCCTCAAGGCGCAGGGGGTCAATCGCAACCTTGTCACGCACTCAGCTTTTGCGACCATCGAGGCTGGCGTGCCCCACGCCTTCTACGCCCGCAATGCGACCTTTTCTCTGATGAGCGGGCCGAATGACCTGCCGATCCGAATGCAGGCAACGTCTGGAGCGGAGCTAGATGTTCTCCGCCTGCTCCCCGACAGCACCGTGGCGGTTGGCACCGAGAGCGTGGCGATCAGGCTGCCCAAGCCGGTGATTATGACGCCGGGCAACTCGATCAACCCCGACGTAGCGGGTCAACTCGTCATCCAGACCACGTCCGATACCGTGCTGACCTTCAAATATCAGGGCAGCGATAACGTCGTGCGCTCAGCCGCATTGACGCTGGCTTAGGCCATGCGAATCGACTTCTCCGCTCCGATCGCCAACCTCGACGGCTCGCCCGTCATGGAAGGCGACCGCCCGATGACCTTGGGCAACCTCGCCATCAACGCCTTGGTCGCCACGCTTCAAGGCCCGGACGGCCAGCCAGAACATCTCGACGGCATTGGCAAGGTCCGCAATGCCCTGCTCGCCGAAACCATCTTCAAGGCGTCCGAACCGCTCGACCTCAAGGCCGAGGACATTGCCTTGCTCAAGGAGCGGATTGGCCGCGCCTATAGCCCGCTTGCGGTGATGCGCGCGTGGGCCTTGCTCGATGGAGATGCCCATGTCTGATTATGAAAAGCTGCTCGCCTGCTACCTGTCGGGGCAGGTGCCCGAGGCGGCGTGGCAGGAACACCTCGCAGCCGATCCCGAGTTCGCGCGCTGGGTCGCGGAACGCATGGCCGAGCGCCGAGCCGACGCCTGATGGAAAACCTTGACCTCCGCTGGGTCACGGCGCTGATGGTGCGGGTGGCCTGATGCTGGCCGGGCTTGGGATCCATTTCGTGCCTGACGTGACGGCCGGCAGCGTCACGATCATGCTGATGCTGCTCGGCGGCGCTGCAATCTGGTGGATCAGGGGCGCTCCCGATCGGCGCCGCGCACAGACAGAGGCCGACGCCAGCCTTCGCACGGACTTGCTGGATGAGGTTCGCAAGCTGCGCGCCGAGGTCACTGAGGAGCGCATCCGCTGCGATGAAAAGCTGGCCGAACAGGACAAGGTGATTTCCGAGCTTCAGGGGCTGGTGAAGGGCCTTGAGCGGCAGTTGCTCCAGCTCCAGATCAGCAGCGGGCATCCGATCAGCCTCCACGCCACGCCGGAAACCGACAAGGCCCGTGAGCGCCTTCGCAACATCATCGGCCCCATCCCCGGATCGGAGGGAAGCAAGTGACCTTGCCCAAGCAATACCAGTGGCTTGCCACGAACACGACGGCGCTGGTTCAGGCTGCGCTGAAAGACCTCGGCACCCTTGAAGGACCGGGCACGGCGAACAATCCGCGGATCATCAACTGGGCCGACGAGGTGGCTGCTGCCAATCCCACGCCCTACAACAACTGGGCGGCGGATTGGTATAACAAGGACAGCGTGCCGTGGTGCGGGCTGGCGATGGCCGTTTGGGCCGTGCGATCGGCCAACGGCAAGGCCGACCGGATGCCGCCGAAGAACTACCTGGCGGCGGCTTCGTGGGCATCGTGGGGCGTTCCCGTCCAATTCCGTGGCCGCGAGGGGTTGCGGCTGAACGAGATACTGCTGGGCGATGTCGCGGTGTTCTCCCGCTCAGGCGGCAACCATGTGGCGATCATCCTCGGCGTCACCCACGACGGCAAGTGGCTGCTCTGCCTCGGCGGCAACCAGGATGACGCGGTGAACATCAAGCGGTTCGCCATTTCGCGGCTCTATGCCGTTCGGCGCCCGCCCTACAAGGTTCGCCCGCAAGGCGCTCGCCATGTGCGCGTGGCTTCGACGGGCGCGATTTCGACGCGGGAGGGCTAGATGAGCGAAAGAACCACGCTGATCGCGTTCCTTGCGACCTTGGCCGCAATCGTCACGCTGGTGATCTTCGGGGCGCTGGTGGCGCTTCAGGGCAAGAACACCGAGGCGCTGGGCATCGGAGCCGCTGTGACCGGCCTGATCGGCGTCATTGGCACGTTTCGGCCGCGGGCTCCTGTGACAAGCAGCTCTGGCAGCGAGGACGGTGCGCTGCATGACGGCGACACTGTGCAACTGGAGAAGGGCGAATGACCTTCCCCTGGCGCTACACCGGCACAGCTTCACAGATCGCCATGGCGAAGGAAGCGGTGGCACGCATCAAATACCCATGGCCGACGCTTGCGCGCATCACATGGCACCCGGAGCTTGGCTGGCGCGACCTGAATAGCCGCTATCTTGAAGGCGAAGCGAGGGCGCACGGCAAGTTTGAAGGCGAGGAAGGGCAGCCGGAGCCGCTGAACGGCGAGCTTGAAGGGCGGCGCTTCACCTATGCGGTGTTCTACCCCGGCAGCGGGCGTATCTACATCGACTATAGGCTGGAACGCTATCCCGCGCTCGCCCATGCGTCGGTCAGTGCCGAGCTTGCCCACGCGGTTGATGAGTTCCTACCGCTTAGAGATGCCCAGCGCGACGAGATTATCCGGCTGCTAGGCGGCACTCCCGGCGTGATGACCTGGTGGGAAAAGCACAGCTATTCGACGGAGTATTGGGGGCTGGCGGGCGAGATGTTCATGCCGCTGTTCACCAATGCCTACAGCGACATTCCCTTTGGCGATGTCAGCGGCTTCAGCCACGATCCCAACAAGGTGCATCCTGATGACCTGATCCGCGTGATTGGCGTTCAGCGCACCGATTGGGTAGCGCCGACGCCGCCTGCTCCCCCGCCGCCACCAGAGCCGATCATTGAGCCTGAAGCCGTGATTGAGCCGGTGCCAGAACCGCCGCGGTTCCTGCGCTACGGCAAGAGCAAGGTCTATCACTCGCCGGCCCATTATCCGAACAAGAAGAACGGCGTGCCCGTCGAGACTGTGGATGGGCTGCGGCGCTGCAAAAGGTGCCTGGCATGACCCATGATGTCATCGCCTGCTTTGCCGGGGCCGGGTTTATGGGCCTCCTGCTCGGCCTGCTGCTTGGCCTGATTGCGAGGAAGCGGTGACCCGCGCCGCCCGTCTGCCGTTCAGCTTCGGCCAGCGGGTCAAGCATCCTGATTGGCGCAACATGGACTTCACAGTGCTTTCGCAGGAAATCGACGCGCGGGGCTGCTGGACGATCAGCGTCACGGATCGCCACGGCGGGTTCTGGCGACTGCCGGCGCACGAACTGAGCTATGTCGAGCTTCACGACGAACACCGGCGATGGCGGAATGGCTTGGATGCTCGGTCGAACGGATGGAGCGCCACCATGATCGCATCCATGCATGGCTTGCCGAGCGGGCGGGTGTGCCCAGCTATTCGCTCAAGGTGGCGCGTGGCGAGCCTCTGACTGAGGCTGAGCGCCGAATTGCCGCTGCCGAAGAGGACGCGACCCTACAACTCCAGCGATACCTGGTGACGATTGAAAACGAGCTGCTGCTGAGCGACCAACGGAGGGCCGCATGATCCGCGAACTACTTACTAAGCTCAAGCGGCGCTGGCGCTGGCGTTCTGCCATCACCGGGCGCTGGATCAGCAAGGCCGAGGCTGAGGCTAATCCTGACACTGCGGTGAAGGAGCGCGGCTAGGCTTTCGGCGGAGCAGGCAGCGGCATCCAGTGGGTCGGGCGCGGCCGGACCTCCAACCATTCGCCGTCCCAATCCGGTTGGGTGATGTCCAGAAAATCAACCCTGTCACGGCTAGCGGGCAGCACCTCGACGCCGTTCCAAACTAGAAAGATCGGGTCAGGCTCGCCTTGCGCCCAATCCGGCGCTGCGGGTGCCGTCTCAATCGGCTGCCACTCCATCACCCACCTCCTATAGCCAGCGTAAGCACGAACACAGCGACGAACAACGCCGCGCTCCAGGTTGCGATGCGGGTCATGCCGCGCCCCTGCGGAGGCTATCGAGCTGCTGCCAGGCCCGGCAAGTGCAGCAGTTCGCGTCGAAGTCGCGGCAGCGTTCGCCCCAATACTCGGTCACTGCTTCCACCAGCCCATCCCCCTGTGCTGGGGCTGTCAGGCGGGCTATCTCGGCAGCTTGGCGCTCGATGAGGTCCTTGGCGTCCTCACAATCGCGTCCGAGCTGCCGCACAGTTGCTCCAACACGGCCACGACACCATTCCGCGTCTACGGCCAACCGCTCCACCAGCTCGGAAGCGTCCCCGTTGGACTGTGGGGGTGATGCGCGGTGCATGGCTGCGATTGGCGTGTCGCCAGCGAGGGCGCGTGAAGCGAAAGCCTTTATGCGATCAACCGCGTCATCTCCCGGCCATGACGCATGGGCAATCTCGTCCAAAGCGCACATCAATTCCTCCGCGCTCGGCTCGGGTGATGGGGATGGACGGGTGTTCCAGAGTTGGATTGCTTCGTTGCCGTTCGCTGAGTCTGACATTGCACCGCATTGCCGACAGCCGACATAGCACGGCCAAGAGCGTTCCGGCGTTTCGCTGACAAGATCGGCGTCACCACCACAGAACGGGCAAGAAAGAAGCACAGTCTCTTGCGGTGATGTCATGGCTTGGGTTCCTGCTTGGGTAGGCGGGCAAGGAAGTCGCTGGCACGGCGACAGCCCGGCGTATGAGGGCCTTTGGGACCGTGACATTGAAGGTTGCAGAGGTCGCTGTTGATTTCCTCGATCACGCAGCCAGCTTCCTCCATCATCCCTTGATCGACAGATTGGGCGAGGGTGAGGAGGGTTCGAAGGTCGCTTCGGCCGGGCGCGGGCGCTCCGTGCCTTCCGCGTTCAAGCCAGTTGGAAACCCGCTCCATCGCCTCCGCTGCTTTGTTGTCGGTCATTTGGGTTGCTCCTCACGAAGGGCGGCGATCTCCTTACGGCAGCTTTCCGCTGCACCAGTAAAGCCCCGCTGCTCCATTCTATCGGCGTCTGCTTCTAGAAGCCGGATGCGATGTTCTAGCCAGCGGTTTCTTTGGTCGGTCATTTCGATTGCTCTCCGCGCATTTGCCTATCGAGAATGCGCTTGAAGTAGCGCCTTGCGTAGCGATCCATGTCTGGATCGGCGTAAAGGCGCTTATGGGTTAAGCTGCTCATTTCGATTGCTCCTGTGCTTGGGCGCGGACACGCTCCATTTCGCTTAACAGAACCTTGGCGAATGTGCTTCGCACCTCGTAGCTGTCGGCATTAATGCCCTTCATGGCAGCATAGAGCAGTCCTTCATGGCCGATCTCGCCGCCAGCCGGATCAATCAGCTTCACATCGGAAGGGTTGTCCGCTTCAACCGTGATGATGCCCGCTCGGCGCAGCTTGGATTTGTCGCGTTGGTCAAGAACGCCGGGTTTGGTGACGAGGATTTGAGGCATCAGTCGGTCTCCCGCTCAGCAAGCGCCAGCAGCTCGTCATGGTCAGCCATTGCTCTGCTCCTGTGCTTGGGCGCGGAGCGCGGCGATCACGCGCTCCCATGCCTTTTGCGTCCCTGCGTTCGGCCAGTAGCGCCAGCCACGCGGCGCTTGCTCGGGCTTAATCCCGTTGAAGGCACAAAGGGCGATCAGCCCTTCCTCGCTTCGGGGGAAGTGGAGTGCCCCAACGTCAAAGCCAGCATCCCGCACCGCCAGCATCTCGCCAGCAACATAAGCGATTTCGCCAAACGCCCGCTCAGCAAGCGCCAGCAGCTCGGCTTCATTGTCCTGGGTCATGGGTTCCAAAGTTTTCACGCTGCAATTCCTTCTAAGGGTGCGTTGCCCACGGCTTCTTGCCGTGGCGGGCGTCGTCAATCGCCTGGGCCAAGCGGGGCGTCCATTTATACCACTCGCCTCTGATGAGGTCGGCAGCGAACATAGCGTGCCAGCGATCCTCTTCATGGCCGCGCCCCGTCAGACTGCAAAGGCAGTCCACGGGATCGGGGTTGTTCGTCTGCATATTGACCATGCGGACCACAACATCGCGAGCGCGGCCTATCTTCACAGCGTTTCCGCACCTGGCGAAGTAGAGGTAGTCGCCTTGCGCGTCGCCCACGACTACCTCGCTGCGGGGCGTGAACCTTGGCGGGATGCGCTGCCAGCGTTCTAGGGTAGCCGCCGCTACCGCCGCCGCAAACTCAGGATCACCTAAGTGTGGCAGGCGCAAAAGCTCGGTCTTGCCGTTGTCATCCTTTAGCCCGCTGTCGAAGTAATAGTAGGTTCGGCCCTTCGCTTTTTTCATCCGAACATGGGCGGGCAGAGACCCATCGGGGACCGCCCGAGTTTTCACGGCCCCTGCTAAGTATTTGTTCTGATTAAAGGAGTTTCCAGGTCGCATTTCGGCTAAGTCCTTGAAATGTAACGAAGGGAAGCTAACGGCGCGATAACATCGGCCCGCGCAAATGCGTCATTTTGCAGCCGAGTTTTCACGAGTTTGCACGTTCGCGTTTCGTCCGCGCCTTCCTTGCCTCATCCAATTTGACGATCGCAGCGCGGCCAATCTGCCGCTGATCGCGCCCGCGGCCGTAATGCTCCACCATCTGCATCGAGTGCGCGGTGATGGCTGAAACCTCGGCTGGTGTGCACTGGGCCTCCAGCAAGGCTATCACGGCGTTCTTGCGGAGGCCGTGCGGCACCACATGATGGCCACGTGCCTTAGCCCATGCCTGGAGCCGCTGGCGAACCGCCGACTCGGTAGTGGGCTTGCCTTGCGGGTTGACGAGGATCGTGGTCGCCGGTCGCGGCGCCTCAGCGACAATCTCGGCAAGCTCGGCAGCCATGCTGATCCACAGCCTGGTCTTCGTCTTTTGCGCGAACACGCGGATGCCCCCCGGTTCGACGTCGTTCCAGCGCATCCTCACTACATCGCCGATTCGCTGCCCCGTGAAGTAGAGCAGCGCGACCGGCAGCCTGACTTCCTGGTCGGCTAGCGCTTCCTCGAGCAGATCAAGCGGCCACGGCGGGTGAGGTTCGGACTTGAACAGCCGTATTTTCGCGGCCGGGTTGCCTGGTGCAAAGCCATGCTCGGGAAGCGATGCCCAGGCGTAGAGGGCACCCAACGCCCGCACCGTCTGGTTAGCCGCGCCCCGCCTGTCCGCCAGCTTGTCGCGGAGCTGGACGACATGGGAGGGTGTAACCGCCGCGGCTGGCGGGCTGCCGCCCTCGCGCGAGCGGATCAGCCGGTTGGCTACGGCCAGATAGCGGCTGTAGCTGCGCTGGCTGCTTTCCTCCAGGTCAGCGAACTCGGGCGATAGCTCATACTTGCGGATCAGATCATCCAGGGAGAGCAAGCCTTGGGCCTTGGCGTTGGCGCGGTTCGTGCGAGCGGCGAGGGCGCGGGCATAGGCGCCGCCGAACGCCAGGTCGCGCTTGTGTGGCAGCTTCGTGAGGATCGGCTGCCCGCGCTCATCCTTCAGGCCAGTGTCGAAGTAGAAATACTCCCGGCCCTTGGCAACTTTGCGGCGAAGGTAGCGCAGATCGCTCATGCGGCATCCCCTATCACGATTCCGCCTTCGTCCAGAACCTCGCCAGCCATGATGAGCAGCGCCTTGTCGAGCTGTGCCCGGCACCAACGCTCGGAGCGGCCCAACTGGATCGGCGCGGGCAGGCGGCCGGATGCAACCTCCCGCAAGAACTCGGCGTCGGACAAGTCGCAGTAGCGCGCCGCCGTCGCCCTACGCATGGCAGCGGGGGGATAGGTGGCAGTCATGCGATCCTCGCCAGATACACCGCCACCAATCCGACAGCGCACAGCAGCAGCCACGCCCAATCGGGAACGGTGCTGTCCTTTGCCCAACGCGCGTGTGACAGGCGGCGCTCGGCTTGCATCTGCCGAATTGCCTTGCGGGTCGTCATGCAGCCCTCCGCTCATCAGGCTCCGACCAGGCAACGCCGTGCCGCGCGCCGTATTCGGCAATCACTTCCATCAGATCGCTCATCTGCTGCTTGTTCAGCCGCGACGAACGGAAACCCACCGGCACCATGCCGCGCCCATCCAGCGCCATTTCGAAGCGTTGGGCATGGTCGAGGCTGTGCATGAACAGCGCCTTCCACACATCGGGCGTGAGATTGCGCCCTTCAGGCCGGGCTCGGCTGATATCGCTGAGCATTGCCCACATCCGCGCGTTCTGATCCGGCGTCCGTGATTCCTCGCGGATGTTGACGACGGCGCGCGGCGGTGCCCGGTCGATCAGCCGCTTGGCAAGCGCCCGCTGCGGATCGCCGGCGAGGATGACGGTCTGGCCTCTCACGCCGTCACCTCGGCAAGCTGGCGCATCGCATCCGTCTTGGCATCGGCCAGCGCCGTGATGCGCGCCTGTTCCTCGTCGTCCAGTTCCTCAACATATTTCCAGTTGAGCTTGAACCAGCCGTCGAGTTCGTTCTTGCTCGTCACCGTCTCCAGCGTTTCGATCAGCATGGAGAGGCTTTCGCTTTCCTCGCCGGTCGCGGGCGCAAGCGTCAGCTCCTCGCGGCGGCGCTCAATTTCGCCCTTGAGGCCCAAGTCCTCCTCAATGCGCGGGTCGCCGTCGATCAGTGCGGGCCAATCCCGCCGCGCCTGGTTGATCGTGCGCTTGTGCTCGGATTTCAGCGCATCAAGCTCTGTCAGGCTCTCCGCCTTGCGGACGGCGGCGATAATGTCGTTAACCGCCTTGCGGAGCGCCGTCTTGCTCGTGTGGGGGCCATCCAGTTTTTCCCGAGCCGCCGGTTCTTGCGGGGCGGGGGTCGGCTGAATGTCGATCATAGGTGTTTCGTTCGCCGGCTGCTCGACCGGCGCGGGGCGGTTGTCGAAATCCACAACTTCCTCGGGCACATAGAGGCCGCTGGTAGCCATCGGGCAGACGGTGCGGACGCCCTCGCTGATGACGCGTGACCGCAGCATCTGGCGCGGAAACTTGCGCCAGTTGTCCTTGCCGCCGAGGCCCGCCGCCCTGGCGCGCTCCATCGTCCAGTCGATCGTCGCCGTGCCCCCTGCCGGGTGCGAGAACTTGGCCTTCACGCAGTCGTCGGTAAGCTCCAGCCATTCGATCTTGCCGCCCGATTGCAGGAAGTCCCGCTGCATCGCCTCGGCCTTCTTCGCGGGCTTGCCCTGGATGATTGAATAGTCGCGGAAGGCGATCGCCGGGTGCTGCCCCTCGGCTTGCGCGAGAAGGCACAGCGACAGTGCCGCGTTGGGATCGGAAACGCCGAACATCCGCGACTGAGCAAAGGCGTGAGCAATGCGCTCGACATCCGAAACCGGCATCGGCGGCGTGACGGTGACTAGGCTGTTCACAGTGCTTCCCCTTCATCCTTGGCGCGCTGGCGCAGGGCGTCGGCACGGTCGGCAATGTCCTCGATCATCCGCGAATAGGTGCTGTCCAAGGTGCGGACATATGCCTGTTCCCAGCTCGCGCGCGGATTACGGTCGAGGTAGTCGCTGACCTCGCGCTCATGGGCGGCGAGCCATTGTTCCTTGCTCATGCTGCTACCTTTCCCGGTGCGATGTGTTCGACCTCGACGAACTGCTCAGGCTCATCCTCGCGGGCGGGGCGCACATCGTCCTCGCAAGTGCAGCGATGCGCGGGACGGCGCCTGCCAACCCAGCCGGTGTAGCCACCGCAGCCGGAGCAGAAGTAGCGGTCGGGGATCAGGCTCACGACAGCAGCCCCAGCGCCCAAGCAATGCCAAGCCACGCGAGCGCAGCACCGGCACCAATGATGAGCCAGACGCCCTCCCAGCCGCCGCATTCGCGCTCATCGCGCTCCTGACGCAGCGCCTCTTCGATCTCGTCCCACATGGAGGCGTAGTCGGTGTCATCATCGACCCTGGGCGCCTCGGCAGCGATTGCGCCGTAGTCGCCAGTGAGCTTCGCAAGCTCCTCGGGGATGATGAACGGGCGGTGGGTGACGGGGCGCATTAGTCGACCTTTCGCTGAAGGCGGTTTGCTCGGTAGTTCAGCTTGCATTGGCGGCACTGGCGGCGACCGTCCGCTCGGGGCACGGCGTTGGTCCCGCTAAGCTCGTGGCCGCGGGGGCAGTGCGTCTTGCGGCTGTTCATGTGCCGGCGCTTCCGCACCATATCCTGCGCGTTGTCGCGTAGCGTTCCCGGCCAAAGGTGGGCGGGGTTCACGCAGTTGGGATTGTCGCAGGAATGGCAGACGCAAGCTGCGGACAGGGGTTTTCCCGCTGCGAGTTCCCAAGCAACCCGGTGGGCACGGCGAACCTTGCCGCCGAGCATGAAGCGCCCGTATCCTCGCTCGCTGATTGAACCTAGCCAGGGCCAGCACTCGTCTGGCGACCGCTGATCGACTTTCGACCAGAACCGATCTTCAAGGGGGGCGGCGCTTGCCATCGCAGGTTCCTTCGCTCAGTGCGGGTTGTCAGGCGGCGATTGCGCGCACGGTGACGCTGGCAACGCGAACGCTGTTGCCCGTCAGCGGGTCTATGAGGTCGCGGCCGACCTTGCGGCGGTCACGCTCTGCGAAGCTCTCGGCGGTGGCGTGGCTGCGGGTGGTGAAGCGGCGCTCACGGCCGTCCGCATAGACCGTGACGACTTCGTGCGTGTGCCGGGCGGTCAGCGCCTTGGCAATCAGCGGGTGGGTGGTGTCGGCCATCGCAGGTTCCTTCGCTCAGTGCGTGGAACCGACAATACGCGTTGTAGCGAGGGTGTCAATACACCCCGTATTATTTTTTAGCGGCGCAAGTGGCTTTGATAGGAGCGCACTACAATGCCGATCACCCGCGTCTCGGCGTCGGTGTGGTGGTTTTCGTCCAGCCTGCCGATCACGATGTCTGTGGCGAACTCAGGCAAGGTGGACTCGGCCCGCAACACCCACTGATCGCCCTGAACGTGGAGCCGCTTGCAGGTCAGCTCCGTCAGATCGTGCGCCGTGCGCTCGACAATCACCAGGTCGCCGTCCCGCGGGGGAACGCTGGCCAAGGTTTTGATGCACTCAAGAATGGAGCCGGGCGGTAGCGTCTTATCCATTGACCGCCCGCGGACTTCGACTGCGAAGCGCTCTGCGCCTCCGATGGGAGAGGGCGGCACCTTGATCTTGTATCCGTCAAATTGCTTTGCTTGTTCCTGCCATACGCCTGCGGCAACAGTGCCGACCACTTCGATTTCCTCTTCGTCTGCGTGGCCGCCGTTTGCCGGTTGGAGGGTATCTAGTGCGAGGAGCCAGCCGGGGTTGACCTTGAAGGCGCGTCCATAGCGCTTCGCCGCATCAACATCGAATGACCGGGTTCCGTTTTCGTGGTGACGGTAGGCACCGGCCTGCCAACCGAAGGCGTCGGCTGCGTCCTGCGCCGTCTTGAACCCGGCCATCTTGCGGGCCTGTTTGAGCCGATCCGCCATCGTTTCCATGACGGAAGGTTTAAAGAAAAAAGCGCTACGGCGGGTATTGCGCTGCTCAATACGTTGTGTATTATGTGCCGCTATGGCGAGCATGGACAAAATCTATTCAGCCTGGGGCGGCAACGCCGAGGCGATGGCCGACGATATTGGCGCGCAAGGCGTAACAGTTCGGCAATGGCGCAACCGCCGCAGCATCCCACCTGAGCACTGGGCCAGCATCATCGGCAAGGCTGCCGAGCGTGGCGTGGTGCTGACGGTAGCCGACTTCGGGCCGAACAGTGACGTTCTGGCCATCGCCAAGGCCATCAGCGCCGAGCGGGACGCAGCATGACCGTGAGGGGCGTCAACATGGGTGAATCGGGTCATCATGGGTCTGCGGATACCCCAGGTCGGCGCAAACAATCCCTTGCAAATCGTCCGCAAGCTCAAGTGCTTGGCGAGGTCGGCGTGGCATTGCTCCAGGTTAAGAACGCCCGCCACCTCACGCTAGACGACATTGGCGCGGTGCTTGGCGTCAGCCGAGAGAGCGTTGCCAACTACATCGCCGGTGAAAGCGAGATGGGGGTGCTCAAGTGGTTCCGTGCCGTCGAGGCATGGCCTGAGCTTGTTCAGAAGATCGGCGGTGCCGCATGATCCGCTGGTTCACCCGCAAGCAGCCGGAAACCCCGGAACAGCGCAACCCCGCGCGTGAGCTGGCACTGATCGGCGTTCGTCAGCATCGCGAGCGCGTCAAGGCAATGGCTCGCCTGATGCGCGAACAATGCGACCTGCCGCCTGATCCGAGGCTGGCGTGAAGGTGCTCGTGGCCTGCGAGTTCAGCGGCACCGTGCGCGATGCGTTCATTCGCCGCGGCCACGACGCCATGAGCTGCGACCTCCTGCCCACTGAGGCGCCGGGACCGCACTACCAAGGCGATGTGCGCGATGTGCTGCACTTCCCCTGGGATTTGATGGTGGCGCATCCCCCATGCACCCATCTCAGCGTTTCGGGCGCAAAGCACTTTGCGGACAAGCGCCTCGACGGGCGCCAGCAGGTAGCAGCGAGCTTCTTCATGGAGCTTGCCCGCGCACCCATCGCGCGCATCGCCATCGAGAACCCGGTTTGCATCATGTCGAGTCTCTGGCGCAAGCCGGATCAGACGGTGCAACCCTGGCAGTTCGGGCACGGTGAAACCAAGGCAACCTGCCTCTGGCTAAAGAACCTGCCGGCGCTCCAGCCCACCAACATCGTCGAGGGACGCGAGCAGCGGGTTTTTCGTATGCCGCCGAGCGCCGATCGGTGGAAGGAACGGTCAAAGACCTTCGACGGCATTGCCGAGGCGATGGCCGCCCAATGGGGTGACCTCCTGATTGCGGAGGCAGCATGACCTTCACCCTGCCTTTCCCCCCGCCGGAGATGTCGCCCAACACGCGCAAGCACTGGCGGCGCGTGGCCGATGTGAAGAAGGCTTACAAGGCCGACTGTGCCTGGACGCTGTTTCAGACGCCCGTGCCCCAGATCGAACCCGGCAAGCGCATCCCGATCATCATCACCATCACGCCGCCCGACAACCGGCGCCGGGACCGCGACAACCTCCAGGCGTCCTGCAAATACGCTTTGGACGAGTTCGCCCGCCACCTTGGTGTGGACGATTACCTGTTCGATCCGACCTATCGCTTTGACGCGCCGGTCAAGGGCGGTCTCCTGTCGATCGAGGTGGGTGCATGAACCGCCGCAAGCAGACCATTGAAAATCGGCGCGCGTATGACGCCGAGTTTCGCAAGGGTAACTATTCGACAGGCTGGAGAGCAGCCGCTGGTCTCGACAAGCGTGGTCCCGATCCTGTCCCGCCCGGCAGCGCCGTCGAGCGCGACCCTTGCCCCCGCTGCGGCGTTCGCCGGGACTTTGGATGTCGTCATAGGCAATCCACCCTTCTGTCGGCGTTTTCAGCATGAGCGGCTGTTATCTTGGCAGGGTCGGCCTCATCAAAAATGCTGTGGCGCAGCACTACGGATTGGCAGCGTCGGAGCTGGTTTCTGACGACCGGTCGCGCCGGGTCGCGCACCCGCGGCAGGTGGCAATGTTCCTCGCGCGGGAAACCACCGATTTGTCGCTTCCCAACATCGCCAGGAGATTTGGCAGGAAAGACCATACCACCGTCCTTCACGCTGTGCGCGCAGTCGAGCAGCGGATGCGCGATAGCGAAGCCTACGCCTGTGAGGTCGTCGCGGTACGGCAAATAGTCGCTTGGCATACACCCTTGCCGGGGCGAGCATTCTCAGCATGAGCGCGCAAGTCCTCGACATCGCCAGCCCCGAACGGGTGGAAGCGGCATGGGAGCAATACCAGGCGCTCGCGGTGCAGGTGGGCGATGATCCGCACCTGATTTCTGACCGCGACTTCAACCAACGCATGGCGGTCGCGCATGAGAAATGGCGGCGGCTCTACCTGCGGACAGGAGCGGCGGCATGAGCGCGACCGCGGCAATTGCAGACTTCATCCGGGCAATGGAGCTTGAAGGCGTCAAGCCGGTCGAGCCGATCGCTCAGAGGCTTACCAGCGGCGACCTCATCCGCTTTCGTTGCGACGGCGACGGTAAGGGTCGGCAGAACGGCTGGGCCATCCTCTACCTAGACGAGAAGCCTGCCGGCGCATTTGGCAACTATCGTCTTGGCCTGTCACGCAAGTGGAAGGTCGACAGCGATGTGAGCCTGTCGCCGGAGGAACGGCGTCGGCTTACCGAAGAGTGGGCACAGGCCAAGCTCCGCCGAGCCGAGGAAAAACAGCGCTGCGAAGCGGAGGCGGCGGCTGAGGCTGCTGAAATGTGGGCAAACGGCGTCCCTGCTGGTGCCGAGCACCCCTATGTGGTGGCCAAGGCTCTCGATCCCGCGCCTCTTCGCGAGCTTGCCGGCAAGCTGCTGGTGCCGATGTTCGACGGATCAGCCAAGCTGTGGAATCTCCAGCGCATCGCAGCCGATGGCACCAAGCGCTTCCTGCGCGGAGGTCGCACCGATGGCCTTTTCTGCGTCCTTGGGCGCTTCACAAGAGCTGGCGAAACCGCCTGCATCGGCGAAGGCTACGCGACAATGGCGGCAGTCCATCGTGCCACCGGCTTCCCCTGCATTGCCGCTTTCTCTGCCAAGAACATCGGCCCGGTCGCCCGCTTATGGAG